CATGACAACCATCCCAAAATACCGGGACTGTTATGGACTCGGGATCTAAAGTAGGTAAATACTTATACATCTTCCATGGCACGCTGGGCTTCGGATCGATTTCCATATAAATTATTTAATGAGTTGATTTATAAATCAAATATGTTATAATGATTCATATGAATGAGGATTTACTTCAATACGCTAATCAAAATAGACCTAGAACTCCAGAAGAAAAAGAAAATATTATTAATAATGCCGCAAAAGCATATGAAGGATATATGGATGCATTAGGTTTTGATTGGAGAAATGATCCTAATAGTTCAAATACACCTAAAAGAGTAGCAAAAGCATTTGTAAATGACTTAGCAGAGGGATGTTATACCGAACCTCCAGTAATTACTGCATTTGATAATATCGATAAATACGACGGTATTGTATTTCAAGGTAATATTAAGGTACATTCTTTTTGCTCTCATCATCATTTACCATTTATAGGTGTTGCGCATGTAGCATATATACCAGGAAGAGATGGTAAGGTAATTGGTCTAAGTAAATTAAATAGAATCGTTGAATGGTTTGCGAGACGTCCACAGGTACAAGAAAATCTAACTATGCAAATTCATACACATATAGATAAAGTATGTGACGAAAATAATGGTGTAGCAGTATTAGTGGAAGCCAATCATATGTGTGCTTGCGTAAGAGGAGTTAAGCATGATAGTACAATGAAAACCGCTAGAATGTCAGGTGCGTTCTTAGATAAAACCGACCTTACAAGACAAGAATTTTATAATTTTGTAAGAGACTTAAAGTAAGTCAAATATTTGTTTTATTTGCGCAGGATCAACATGATCTGGAATATCATGCTGTATCATCTCAAAATTATCAAAATTATCTCTAATATTACCAGCACTATAAGGCCGACCTGATATATCTGTAGTAACATCAACCGCAGTTTCTGCAGGATCAAGAATATTTAAACCTAAGCCTTGCTTTTCTGCCCATGGACTCGCATACGACCATCTCTTCCAGTCATCATCTTTTTTACTCGCACCTAAAACAACTGTTGTTCCAGGTTCTAATGTTTTAAGAGACTCATATGCAGCTGTTACAGGAGACGGATATTCAGAAACACTAACTGTAACGTTACTAAGAGGTTCAACATATAGTTCAAATATTTGCTGGGCAGTTACAGGAGTAATTATTTTACCGTCTTTTGTTTTTCTTTCACTTCTCGCTGATGGGGCTGAGATTAAAACATGAACTTGACTCTGAGGCCATGTCTCACTATAGTTTTTAACCATTTCATAATGACCTTTATGAGGCGGCTTAAAGCTCCCGGGAACAAGAACAACTACTCTATCGTTTTTTTTTAAGTCCTCAAGAATAACATTTGCTCTCGAAACAAACTCTTCACTTAGGCCATAATCAACGATAATTTTACGTAAAACCTTAGCAACCTTTTTAGCAGTTTCTGGCTCAGCATCCTTATTAATACTCTCTCTTTCTGCATCTGTTAATCCTACTTCATCAATATCTACAAATAATGCCTTTCGAGCAAGATTTACTAAAAAAGTCTCTCCTTCTGTTGTTAATGGTTCTGGAGGAGCTGGTTCAACAGGAGGCGGAACAGGTGGTATACCAGGAGGTGGAACAGCTGGTGCGAACTCACCACCGGTTTCTGGTCCAGGTCTTGGAACAAAATCTCCCGGGCCTTGTTCTGTTTTTAGGTCTTGAGTTGCTTTATCTAATTTATTTCCAATTGCCTGATTTAATTGCCGTTTCTTTTGTAAGAGTTTCTTTTGCAGAGGTGTAGCTTTTCCTTGACGGTCATCATCTTCAGCTTTTGTTAAGGCAGCATCTTCTGGAGTTTCTGGAGTTTTACTAGGATTAGTCAACTCAGCGATTTTTTTAAGAAACTTACTCATCTTAATTATTTATAGCAATGAAAGCTTATTTCTTATGTCATTGAAGTATGTTTTATCTAAAAATGTAAGTTCGTATTTTTTACAAAAGTATTGTAATTTATTAAAATAAAAAGACTTAGATTGATTCTTTTTAAGCTTTCGCGTTAATACAACACAAAGCTCTTCACGATAACCGTCACATTTAACCCTTTTCTTAAAACTACTGAAAGTACACGCTTCTTGTAAGATGATTACTGGAAATTTTTTACTAAAAACATCTAAAAACGACCTATATGACAAATTTAATTCATTAGTCGTATCAAAAAATATAACCGGTTTATATTTCTTATTATATTTTTTTAATATTTCACACGTATAATATATAAAATAATGAAATATATATTTTTTATGCTGTGTATTATTATGTTTTAACTCTGAGTCAAATTCAGATGTCTTAGCAACCGCCTGATTATGTACGAATCGTAATATAGGCGTAAAATTAACAATCTTAAAAAAAGTATCCGGTAGCCTATATGAGAGACCTAGGCTCAGATGTGTATGTTTCGTTAAGTCTTCGAATTGCGGCTGCATTATTTTTCCAAAAATCTGTATAACTAGTTATAATATACTTGTTGGTATAACGCAAGTAATTTTTATATCGGAAATAATGTGATAAATTTATCGGAAATACAATATAACTACCTTTACGGGTTACTTTAATAACCAGAAACCAATTATCGTCGCTCTCTGCCTGTTTAATCCATTTATTTAACGTTAGACTATCAGTGAATAGTTTATGATAATCAAATGTTTTATAACTTTTACACTCAATCTTAAAAGAAGACATGCATGGAGGTACCATAATATCTCCATCCATCATACGCTTTTGATCTTCTGTTAATCGATCGAGTCGGTGAAAATTAGCTCCTCCAGTATAGGCTCCGGAGTTTGGAACTCTAATAAAATTTTCATTAAACGTTTCACTTAGATCTTTAGCAACATCACGTTCCCAGCTGTTACCTTTCTGTTTGGCTGCGCTAGGCATATATAATTACTTAACATATTGCCGTAAAATGCAACTTATTATAATGTTGAATTAATTACATGTAAAGCAAGTTTAGCGTAGATATGTATTGTTTTAGGATCTATACCAGTTCCACTTCCCGGGGGTTGTGGTAAAGTTATAATATTTTCTAATTGTTTTTTAACACTATCTTGAATCGCGGCCCCATATATGGGGCCCCCATACTCTTGACCCAAGTCACCCCAATATTCTTGTATTTCATCTATTGCTACTTCCATATTCTTCTCATTATCTCTTATAATTTTAAGCAATATCATTGCATGCAATTGTCCACGCCTATCCGGGTTCCCTTGATGACCTGTAATACTGTTAGGTTCAATATTTCTATATTCTTTTATTGTAGATCTTTTCTTCTTACCCTTTTTCTTTTTTATTTTACCTCCACGCTTTATAGTAGCGCCTAACACTTTAGGTAACCTTGCATCACCTGGAGCATATGTATCAGCAGTAGTAAACTCACCAGTACCCTGAGCACCCGTAGGAGCTATATTAGCAGAAGTAACAGTATTATCAGTTAAGTACTGTTCGACTACCTGATCAAATAACCTGAGAAGCATATTAAATATTTATCGCTTAGGAGACGATAAGTTGACTTTTTCAATAAAAGAATATAATAAATAAATGGAGATTGGTGATATTATCAATCAATATCTTAAAGAAGCAAAGATAGATACAAATTTAGATCGATTAGAAGTTACATCTACTCAAGAACAATTAGTTGCTAATAAGCATAAATGGTCAGCTAGATTAATTAATCATAAAATTAATTTAAACAATTTTAAATGTAAACGATCTTCTCTTCTTGAAGACTATATAACTGATTATCAAAACAAAGAACCTGTACGTGTAAATAGATCTATTGCAGAGAGAGCAGTTGAAAATAAAAAAGAAATAAAAGCTATAGATTTAAAAATTCAAAACGAAGCTCTTATTATTAGTTTCTTAGAAAATATTTATAAAAATATAAGCTTTTCAACGAATGATATAAAAAATTTAATAGAGTTAATGAAACTTGAAACTCAATGATTGATGTAACATTAAATTCAAATTCTCAAGCAATATTAAAAGGACCTGAGTTAGATATTATCAGAGAACACTTTAGCGTAAAAAACGAAGCTGCTCATTTTCAAAGAAGATTTGGCAGATTTGTTCCTCACCGAACTTACGTAATTACTCAACAAGGCAAATCTGACGTCGGACTACTGGTAGAGATTGCAAAATTTTGTAAAACAAAAGATATAAAAATCAACTTCTCAAAAGAAATAAAAAATTCATTAATACCTACGTTACGTAAAGATAATATTGTTAATTATAATTTAAATTTAAAATATAGAGAGTATCAACAAGATATAATTAATAAATGCATTGATAAAGGGAGAGGAACAATAATATTAGCCACTGCTGGCGGTAAAACCCTTACAATGGCTGGTCTATTAGAATTTTATTATAATAACTATAGTAAAAATTTTAGAGGGTTAGTTATAGTACCAGACTTAGGGTTAGCTAATCAAACTACATCTGATTTTGAAGAATACGGTGTTTCTTTTTCTACTACTAAATATACTGGAAAAAATGAATTAAATTTATCTCGTAACGTTATTATTGCTAATTTAGGTATTTTACAAAGTTCAAAACAAGATATATCATGGATAAGGCATATAGATTTTTTAATAATGGACGAAGTACATAAATTGAGAAGAGGAAATAAAATAAACAATATTCTCAAAAAAATTGACACTTTGCATCGATTTGGCTTTACTGGTACCTTACCGCAAGAACTATTAGATAAATGGAATATTTTTGGTAAAATAGGTCCACAACTATTTGAAAAAAAGGCCTATGAACTAACAGACGAAAAATATGTTGTACCCGCTAAAGTACATGTATTAGAGTTAAATTACGACACACCATCGACGCAAATTTATCACGGAAACAACTCTAATGCATATTACTTGCAAGAAAATGAATTCATACGCAGTAATTTCTTTAGAAATAATTTATTAGCAAAACTTTCAAATAAATTAGATAATAATGCACTAATATTAATTGATTATATAGAACATGGACAATTATTACTTAATACATTAAAAGATTTTTGTAAAACTAAACAAGTATATTTTATTAGAGGAGAAGTAGACGTACAAGAGCGTGAAAAAATACAAACATTAATGGAAGAAGAAACAGACGTAATAGTTGTTGCTATTTCAAAAATATTCTCTACAGGTATTAATATCAAAAACTTACATTATATAATGTTCGCTGGTGGTGGAAAAGCGAAAATAAAAATAATACAAAGTATAGGTCGCGGGTTACGATTGCATACTGATAAGAAAGAGCTTATAATCTTCGACGTTGCTGATAATTTACGCTATGGTCAACGTCACATGGAACAGCGATTATTGTTATATAACAGTGAGCGTATAAATTATAATTTTACACAATATTATGAAACCAAAGCCAAAGAAAAAGACAAAAAAAAAGAATAAAAAAGCATATTATGTTAATCCGCAGGTTTTTTTACAGCTTTTAAAAGATTACTACGAGTCCGACGACATGGTCGATGAGTTAGCCGAGTCAGTATATAAAATTACCGTTGGTTTAAGCTATTCTCCTAATTTTATAAATTATAGCTATAAGGACGAGATGATTGGTGACGCTGTAGTAAAGATGGTCGCTGCAGTAAAAAACAAAAAGTTTAAAATTGACTCTCCATCAAACCCATTTTCATATTTTACTACTATTGCCTACCATGCTTTTATTAATAGAATAAAAAAAGAAAAGAAATATAGGGAAACAATTCTCGACTATCAAGAACAAGTTTATGGAAACATGGCAAGAGATGAAGCCATACAAAATAAGGCTCCTAATAAGGATTACGACAAAGAATTATACATTTAATGTCAGAGGAAAGTAATAAAAAAATCGGATTCTTTTCTGATTTACACATTGGCTGTCATCAAAATAGTGAAAAGTGGCATGATGTTACTTTAGAATGGGCAAAATGGTTCACAAACGAACTAAAAAAACAAAATATTACTAATTTGTTTTTTGGTGGTGACTTTTTTCATTATCGAGATGAAATAAATGTAAAATCTTTACATTTTACTAATGATTTATTAGACTTATTTAATGAGTTTGAAATAATTATGATTCCTGGTAATCATGATGCTTATTATAAAGACAATTCTAACGTACATTCATTATCTATTTTAAATAATAGAAAAAATATTAACATTCTTGATAAGCCAATTGTACGAACTATCTTT